CTTTATTTTTAATGCTACAGTAAATTCATTATCTATTTTAATATCTACTCCTGCTTTTAAAAAGTCAAGAGCATCAAAAACAACTCCACCTGTACTTGCTGTGTATGAAGGCATTTTTGATTTTGTACTTTGTAACATATTAAAAGTATTTACAGAACTATCTATCCATTCACTTACATTACCACTACTATCTAAAGTAATTCCAACTTTGTTTTTATACCAAGCAATCATAGAATCTTCATCAGCAGGATTCCATACATCAATATCTTGACCATACCATACATAATTAGGACTATTTGGTGATTCGTGCTGGTCGTATTGTACTTGCTCTGTTCCTAATTTCTCAGTTAAGTTTAAGATACCTTTAGTTACAAGTCCTTTTACTATTCCATTAGTATTTAATACAGGTAATATATCAGTTTCAGTTGCAGGAGCATTACCAAAAGCAACTACAGGCGTTTCTAACCATACTACTTCATAGACTTCATATTTCCAATGTCCTGAAGGTAAAAGATTGACTTTTCCAGTATATCTATCTGGAACTACATTGTAAATGAAAGTCATTGTAGTATATCTTGGTAATATACCTTTACCCATTGACGGATAACAATATTCTATATCACCATTCATATCATTAATTAACTTAACTAGAAATCTAATTTTAGAAGTCGCTGCTGCTGTATCTATTCTGTTATCTTCTGTACTCAGATAAGCTGTAATGTTAGATTCTGTAAATCCTTGTATCATACTATATAATAGAAAAAAGTAGTTTTTGTTTGGAATAAAGAAAAAGGGTATCAATTAAGATACCCCATTCAAAATTATAATAAAACAGATAAGAATTTTATGATGTTATTATATCACCGAAGTTAAATCCTGCATTAGTGAAAGGACCTGTTGCTATTGGATAGTCAGCTACCATTGGGAAAGGTTCTGCTTCCATACCGTCAAAGGTTAATGTATAGCCTCCTCTATCTCCCCAGGCAGCCCCAGAATCCATAGTTCCTGCATTAAGTTCCATTCCATTAGTTACTCCTAAAGCAACTATAACATCAGTTCCACTTGGTAATGTTGCATTTAATTGAGCAAAACATACAAGTTTTGTCGCTGATAATAATTTAATTTGATTTTGGTCTTGAACAGTAAGTCTGTTAAGAATTACAGTTAAAGATGGAGTGAAATAAATACTGCCATTTTCACGAGAACCAACGATTGTATCTGTAAGACTAGCTACACCTAAAGGCATAGTATATCTGTATAAGTCATTAGTACCCATTTCTAAGTCAGTTACTTCTCCATTTGTTACTGGAAGTCCAGTAGTTTCTATTGGTGCTGTAAATTGGTCGTAAACTCCAAAATAAACAAATTTAATTCCTCCACTGATTCTATTACAGTCAAGTCCCCTTCCGTGTGTTATTAAGCCGCAAGCCATAATTTTTTATTTTTTAGTGGTTAAAAAGATGGAGGGCTTTGACACCCTCCTTCTCCGTTTTTATTTATTTATTAAGAACCAAGTACTACGTCAGCTCCGATACCTACTTGAACACCTCCAGAATAACGAGCTAATAATCTAATATTACTACTTCCGTCAATTTGAGATAAATCGAGCAGATTTATGGTTGCTGCATCTGAAATTAAATCCGTCCCAAAAAATAAGTTGCTTCTTTCTGCTGCAACTAATTGGTCATCTAACATTCCATTACATACAGCTAATTTAATTCCGTTAAACATTGGAACAAAAGTATCTCCCATATTGTATAATTGTTGGTAACCAGCTGCTGCTTGTACCCCTAAGTATATTCTGTAAGTTTTTGGGCTCATATAGATATGTAAGTCTTCTTTCATATAAACTGCTGAAGGGATAGCTGCTGCTACTGCATCTAAATTTGCAATGATATTTGCTGCATCAAAAGCTGTTCCTGCACCACCTTGATTAGCTACATCTACTACAGTATTTCCTGCTTGTACTAATCTACCAACTGCACCAGCTGTATTAAATCCTGTGAATTGTCCTCCAGTTAAATCATTACCACCCCATATAGAAGCTTCTGTAGCATCTGCAATAATCTCACCAATATAAGAAATTACATAGTCATCAAAAGATGCTGGTGGTGGAGCTCCTGCTCCTGCTCTCATTTGTAAAGCTTCCCAACTTTTTAAGAGCTTTTGAGCACATAAATCACTCTGTACCATTAGATTTTTTGGCTCAAGAATAGCCTCAGTCATTGTAAGCGTTCCTGCTAAGTTTACATTACACGTAGCGTCCTGTACCATTGCTGCCGCATCCATTTTTTGGATATTGCTACGATATTTTATATTTTCTATCATTGTCAAGTACTCCATTGAGTTTGCTTGACGAAGTGCTGCACTGATGTAGAATCCTGCTGCCTTCCCTGCGTAATTTGATGTTACTGCTAAAGCCATAATTTTTTTTGTTTTTAGTTATTTTAGTTATATAAGTTGTATAAGTATTTTTCTTTTTTTGTCATTTTAGATAATTCTTTTTTAGATAAAGAAACCTTAGTAGTTTCAGAACTAAATTTATTTGTATCTAAAGGTGCTGATGCAGGAGCTTCTGCTAACTCAGTTTTTAATTTTTTATTTTCAGCTTTTAACTTTTTTAATTCATCTTCAGCTGAGAATTCAACTACTTCTGTAGTCTTAATAGATTTTGGGTTTGTAGAAGGCTCAATAACTTCTTCAGCCATTTCTTCAACCTCATCATCACCACCATCTTTATCTCTTTTAAGGTCAGCTACTGCATCAATTAAATTATTTACCTTATCTTTTAATTCCTCATAAGATAAAGCCCAGTCAGCTTTTTCAGCAGCAGTTTCAGGAAAAGCAAAGTTTACAGATTCAGATAATTCTTCTTCTTCAACTACTTCTTCAGTTTCAGTTTCCATAACCTCAGCTACGATACCTTCTTCTTCTACTCTAAAAGTAACTCCAGTATCAGTCTTGTAAGTTCCAACAGGTAATAAGATAGTAGTTCCGTCTTCAGTTAAAACGCTTATATCCACCCCTGCTTCTAATTCTTCAGCAGTTGAAACGAAAATAGTTCCGTCCTCTGATTTTGCTTGGTAAGCAAAGTTAACTTCTTCGCCTTTATCAAGACCAAGTGCTACTAATATTTGTTCTTTTAAATCCATTTTTTGTTTTTTAGGTTCTATATATAATAGAAAGGTTAGTTACTTGTTTGATTTTGTAATTATTTCGTTTAGTGCTTTTAGTATTTCTTCGTTAGTTGGTTCTGATTTTTGCATAGCTTCATACTTTGAAGTAAAAAATCCTTCTATTGAAAGCCCTCGAATATCACCTGATTTCACCTTATTCCAAAGCTCATCATTTGTTATGGACATTTTGACCATCCAAGTTCCTGAAGGTAAATTATAACCATAAAGACTAGACTTATCTAATTTAGGGTCTTCTATTATCCAAGATTCAACAGTTAGAACACCTGAAACTCTGTCTTGGTGTTGATATGTAGCTTTGTGGTGATTGTTATTTTTTAAGTAACTATAAGCACATTTCTTAACTGTATCTTTACTAAAATACACATAGTAGTCAGAATCCGTATCAGCATCATACCTATAGATATTTTTATCAGGTATTAAGGCAGGAGAAATTATTTCTCTTTTTTCAGAATCTATCTTTGCTAAAGTTAAGTTGTTTTTAGCCTTACTCATATAGACCATATTTTCTTCTATGGCAGGAGCTGACACAAGACTTATAGCATCTATTGCTAAAGATTCATTTGATTCATCGATAACAAGCTCAACTATAGATGTAGTCTTTTCTTCTTCATAGTAGTCTTTATTGTCTGCTTGACATTCAGCTATAGAATCATACTTACAGCTTCCTGTCTTTCCCCATTTAAATTTTCCGTCTGAACATTCTTCGCAAGGCATAGTATAGTCTTTTTTATATAATAGAAATTAAGTTAGTTTATTTGATTTTAGATTGTAGCTCTACGTCTTATGTTAGCAAGTTGGTTTTGACTAGAAGTCATTTCATCTGTAACTACGAAAGCTTTTATAGGTTCAGCTTCTGCTGCTCCAGTAAGGTCAAAAGAACCTGACATCATTTGTGGTGATGGTGTTGCTGCTGCTGCACCACCTCCTCCTCCTCCTCCTCCTCCTCCTGCACTAGGTTTCCCACCACTTGCAATCTTAGAAATATTCATAGCAGAAAAAACACCTGCTGCTGTTGCCATAGCAATAGGGTATGCACCTGCTGTGGCTACTGTCAAAGCAACGTTTGCGTTTGCTGCTGTAAAAGCATTTTGAACCCCTTGAACACCTGAGATAGTTGCTTGTGCAATTGCTGCTGCTTTTCCGATTGCTGTTCCTTCTCCTGCAATATCCATTATTACACCAAGACTTTGTGTTGCCATATCTTGTTGAAAGTTTCTAAGGTCAAATTCTAGTTTCTTTTTATCATCAGCAGCTTTTTTATCAGCAGCAGCATTTAATTCTCTACTTTTTTGTTGTTCTTCATTCCACTTATCATTTGCTTTAATCTTAGCTTCAAATTCATCTTCTATTGCTTTTAATTTTATTGCTTCTTCTGCTAGTTTTTCATCATTTATAGCTTTTTGTTCTGCTCTTATTTCATTTTCTAAAGCATTGACTTCAGTAACTACTCTACGTCTCATTTTAATAGAAGCCGTTTCAGTTTCTATTAATGCAACTTTTAATTGAGCAAGTCTCGCTTCATCTTCAGCCGAGTTTTCACTTAATGCCATTTCTTCTTGTTGTATAGCTACACGTTCTTTTGCAAGTTCTATTTCTTGTCTTGTAGTTTTAGCTTCAAGCTCTAAAGCCTTTTTCAAATTATTTAGTCTTTCTTCTGCTGTTTTTGTTTCATCTTCTGCAATTAATCTAGCTCTTTCAATTTCTTGTCGAGTAGCTGCTTTTTGAACCATAAAATCGTTATCAGCATCTCTAAGTTCTTGTGTTCTTCTCTTTAGATTTACCATAGCAGTTACTTCTTTATTTATTTCTTCAGTAATACCTGTAAAAGTGCCAGCTAAAATTTCCCCTGCTTTTGTAAATTCACCTGAAAAAACAAAGGTAAGTGCTTCTCCTACACTGCTAAGTCTATCTATCAAAACGTCGACAGTAGCTCCCATAGCAGTAAAAGCTAAACTTAATTGGTCTGCACCTCTTTTAGTATTAGTAAAAAATGAAGCTAAACTTGCAAATGCTATTAAAAGTAGACCAATTCCTGTTGAAGCAATACCAGCTTTTATAGTTCCAAACATTGCTTTTGCTGTTCTACCAGCTGAAGAAAATCCAGCTTTAACACCATTTAAAGAAACACCCATAACTTTAAATTCACCAGCTGCTGACTTAGCATCTTTTCCTACTTCTCCTATATTAGATTTTACATTAAATGTAGCAGTTTCTGTTGTGTTTGCCATAATTTTATTTTATAAAGTTACTCCTGTTTTTATTTGTGTAATGTTTACGTTACAATTCCATTCTAAAGTCATATTTGTAGCTCCTCTAACTGTTAAAAGAAAATCACCATCTGCTGAAGTAGAAGCTAATATTCTCCACCCTGTGATAGTACCTGAAGTTTTTATTGTGTCACGTTCTCTTTGTATTGATAATGTGCCTGACTTATTTATAACAACTCCTCGTTCTACATAACTAGCATAATCACCTACATTTCCTAATTCATTAGAACCTCCAACCCTAACAACTAAAGTATCAGCGTGAAAATATATTATTGAGTTATTAGGCACTTTAAAAAATGCACCGACTTCATTATTTACAAAACTTGATTGAGTAGAATTATTTGTTGTTTGTCTTCCATACTGTAGTTGAATTGCTTGACGTTCTCCTAAATTATCACCTCCTGCATTTCCTCCATATACCCTAGAACCTGATGTAGTTGCTTCAGCTAAATTACCACCTACTATTGCATTGTTTACTCTAAAATCTATTTGATTATTAGAACCTGTAATAATATTATTTCTAGCTTCTCCAATTACACTATTATTTTCACCAATTATCAGAGAGTTTTTTGTTCCAGTACCTGTAACATTTAAAGGGCCGTACGTTTTATTATTTATGTTATTAAATGTACTTTCAAGATTTGTGTTTACTGTAAAAGCAGTACAAGTGCCTAATAACTTATTGTATGTATATCCATAAGCTTCACATTGAACTTGATTAGGAGCAACTGGAATAGCATTTCCATCATCATCATCCCCTGCTGTAAAAGTTACTTTCCCAAAGCTTGTAATAGATAATGGTTTTACATTAAATCCTGTCTTATAAGGTACTGTTCTTATTATATCTGCCATTAAATTATTAGTATAAATTCTACTTTTGAAAGTTCATTTGGATTATATTGAATTTTATTTACTCTAAATTTTCTATTTTTTAAGAATACAAAATCTGAGAATGAAAACGTATTTATATCTGCTGCTGTTAGATTAACTTTTATACTCATTATTCTAGTGTCAGGATTATATAATTGATTAAAATAATTTTGCCAATAATTAAAAAACAAATTATTTACACAAGGATTTCCTACATTACCAATTAATTGCCAGTCTTCAAAATTAAAAGTTGTTGTAGTTGCCGAATTAGTAGGTATTGTTGTTAAATGACTAAATTGTAAATAAGTATCTAATCCATTTTCTGCACTACCCGCATTTTGTGCTGGTACAAAATAAGGAAATTGTGTAGTCTTTTTTCCATTGTTATATAGAATTCTAGGACTATTTTCAAAAGATTCACAAACACCTTCTGAATCCATTGCGTAAATGGCAGGAGTAATTATATCTGTCCAAGCAGAATCTAAAGACTTTATTACACTAGATGCAAATGGTTCTGCTATTATTTCTTTGATACCTTTTAAGATATTAAATTCATCAGTTGCATCACTTTCGTAACTTCCATACTGTCTGCCTACTGCGTGTTTATATACTTCTGCTGTATAGTCATCTTCATCTTCTACAAACCTAAATAATGTATTTCTATTTAATTCAGTTAATGGAGTTAATTTCATTTCTGAAACATCAATTTTTTCAGTCCAGTTTAATTCTTTACTTTCAGGATTATTTACAAATATATCATCATAAGGTTCTATTATTATATTATTAGGATTATTTGGGTCTACCACGCTTACCAAATTAAACATAGTAATAAGTCCTTTAAAAAATTCCCATTGTCCAAGGTCACCTCTTGAATTATCTAAAAGAGTATCTACTTGTGATGCACCATTATCGTATTCAAATTTAATAAATGATAAAGGAGTTATTAAATGATTTAATTGAATTTGATTTTGTGTTACAATACTTGCTCCAGTTGTTATATAGTCTCCAGTTTGCATTACACATTCAAAAGTTCCTTCCATTACTTTATTATCTTCATCAGGAATTACAGCATAATCTATATCAAATAATTCTAAAACAACACCAGCACTATTATGATGAGCTATCCTTAATTCATTTGCCCTAGGAGAACCACTATCATTACTTAAAACTAATCTGTATTCACCTGAAACTTCTAAATTATTTACGTCTGAAACAAATCTATAAAGAGTATTATCCCATAAAGAATTGTCCGTTGGGGGTACAGTATTATTTATAGGTAAAGATTCAAAAACATAAGAATTTATAAAATATGTAGAAGAACCACTAGGAAAAATATATTGTTGAAAAAGATTTGCTTGTCTTAAAGCAGCAGCACCTTCTGCTGATGAACCCCAGTTAAAATCCATATATAAATCCTTAAATAAACCTGTATTAAAAAATACAGAAGTATAAGTAAATGGAGTAGCTGGAGCATTAAATATCCTATCTATTAAATATTTTAATTGTATAAAAGGTCTAAATGCACATTCTAAATTACTTAGTACTGGATTACCCGAAGTACCAACAGTTCCATTAGATTGTGATATTTGACTATTCCAATTTACAAAAGGGTATTTAAGTGTATCATTAGCATCTCGCAATCCTGATGTATTTGAATTTAAATAAGTAATTCCTGTTCCAGTAGAATTCCAACTATACTTAATATTATCTATATTGTAATCGTGTTCTAGTTCTGTAAACCCTAATGTATTAAAATTTCTATCACCTAAAATATCTGCTAAAGCTATTACTTCAGAATAAAGATTTACATTATAACTTATTTCTCCATTTTTATCACTTACATCTATTAATCTTAAATATCCTTCAAATAAAGTAAACCCATCCTTTTCTAATATACATTTAGTTTTTCTATAAGGACTAAAAATATAACCATCATAAGCTCTAGTTACTTCAAACATATAATCGAATATTCTATTGTTTCTTTTAGTTCCTGGTAAATTAAAAGCTTTAGAATATGACTGTACGTTTTCAGCAACATCTTTAAATTCTTCAACGCTTAAAGTTAATGGTAAATCTTCGTCTTCATATAAGTCACAAATAACTTGTCCATCACCAACAAGAGTTTCAAGAAATCCTACTGTTCCTGAAATTGAAATAGAACCTATTGTTATTGTTTCAGCATTAGGAAAAGCTGTAGAATATAAGAAAATAATTGGATTTGGAATATCAGGTGTTATTTGTACATTTAATACTGTAGTTGGAGAATATATTACATACTGTTCTTCATTTCCTGCAAAATTACTTACCCCTATAAAAATAGTAGAATCAGTTGGAAGACCTAATGGTAAAGTAATGGTAACAGTATAATTTTCGCCTGCTATAAGATTATTTACCTCTTGATATATACCACTGACAAAAGCAGTTGGACTATTATTAAGTTCTAATTGATTACTAGCATTTACAGTTGGCATAGTAGTAGCCGCATCTTGCTTAAATCTATACCAAGTATTAGGGAAAGCAGGAGGAGAATATTGTATAATATTTCCAACTGGATTATTTATAGTATTTGTAGTTCCTGGTATTGCATTAACACCTTGAAAAAAAGTATTCGAAATCATTTCACCACTTATAACAGAAGTTGAATTCCCATAACCTTCATAAAACTGTGGCTTTAATTTTAATTGTACACTCATTATATTGCTTGTGTTCTTAGAGTTTTACTTTTTTCTACTTCAAAAGTGTATTGCATAAGTTTATCATTAGCAACTGTCTTAGTAGTGTAGCTATTACTTGTAATTCTTACTGGAGTTACATAGTTATTTAATAAAGAATTTGAAACATCAGTTTGAAATCCATCTAAAATATAAACTTCTGGACTATTCATAAGTTCTTCAAACCACTCTGATTCAGCTTCACTTACAAAGTCAGTATTCATTTTTATCTTTTCAGTTGCATTAACTTTAAGACCTTTTTTACCACCTCTAAATCCTTCAACATTATAATATAAATCATTCCAAGTTCCTTCTAACTGCTGATATGTAGTTCCTTTTGTAGAAGTTGTTTTAGATGACTTCATAGTAAAAGTATAATAATCCCAACCACCCCATTGATTTAACCAAGTAAGCCTAATAGGTTTATATCCTTTTAAAGTAGGACAATTAATGTAAACTGTATATTCTTCTGATATACCCTCTTCTGTGGGAAAAGTACCTCCTGTATCTTCTCGTCTTTGAGCTTGATAAGTGTAATAAGCAATGTCATCAATATTATCATTAAATTGTGTGCTATATCCTCTAAGGTTTGCAGGGCCTACACCAAAAAATACAATTTTATTATTTGCTTGACTTGCATCAGCCCAATAAAACCCACCGTATGCAGGTAAAATGATAGGAACTAAAATATCACCTGCTCCTGCTGGAGTTGTTGGAATCTCTGTACCATCAGCTTCATACAATCTAAAACGTATTCCATATAAACCACTATCAGGTGCAAAAAAAGCTCCTGATTGACCTGATAATTGATTAGAAATTCCGTTTAGTAAAGATATAGTAGTTGTTGCATAATCTTCTATATTAGCATATTGTATTAAAGGTGCGTTAGTTAAAAACTTTCTATCAGTTTGTGTTAAAAAAAACTTACCTATATCATATCCAAAATTATTAACTTCACTACCAGTTCCTGTTTCTAAAATATCACTGTATTTCAAATAACCATTAAACAATTTAAAATTATCAGAATTTGCAGCACTTACTGATTGATAATTTCCACTAGAATCTAAATACTCAGTTTTAAATCTAATAACCATATACCTGTAAGAGTTTGAATTTCTTGAATATCTGTCTATTAAGTGAATAGGAACTCTTAAATTAGTATTATCTACAAGTTTATAATTTGAATTTTCTAGTGCCATATTATCAGCACTTACAAAATTTTCAATAACAGCTCTTAAATCAAATATCCCTCTACCTTGATTATTTGCAGTAGTTCTAAAAGTACCAATTACTTGACTAGTATTAGAAGGATTTGCAGTAACTCCATTGCTAATATGCACTCTAGCAGTAAACCTTACTCTTGAAAAATTAGGGTCAGTTACTATGTCATCATTTGATATTGTAAAAATGACTGGTTGTCCTACTGGTAAAAAACTGAATTGAGGTTGTTGTTCTATTGTTGTTGCCATTTATTTAACTTGTGTTATTGTTTCAAAATCTAATGTATTTAAGATGTCTTCTTTTATATTACTTAATAATTCTTTTCCAAACTGTTTTAATCCAAGTCCTAAAGGTTTTTGGAAAAAGCTAAGACTTTTAATTCCATCTCTTTTAATTGCTCTACCCATTATGAAAGCTAAAGACAAATTACTAATAAATCTTCCTGTCTTTTTATCTCTACCTTTTATTCCTTTCATTTTTATCCACTTAGATAATATATCTGGTGGTGGTTGTTTTGTAGTATATTTAAAAGGGCTTTTAACAACCTTTCCTGTATAGTCTTTATACGATTGTGATTTCTTATTTCCTGAAACTCCTTTATCTACAAATTGACCATAGTTATTCATATAGAATTCAACTGTAAAACCATCAGCATCACTTACAACTTTAAACTTAATAGATTTCTCTAAAGCACTCCCTCCCCCCTTAGATTTCTGTAAGTTACCTTTTGCTCTATTTACTACTTGTTTACCAAAGCTATTTAAGTAATTTTCTATATTCTGAGTTTCCACTATTCTATGCCAACAAACAATTCTACTCTTGCAACAAATGCTGTTGTTGGTCGTGCCGCTATACTTGCAAGATTAAGCATAGTTCCAAAACTAGCTGCACCTGCTTCTCCTAGAGCAACTGCTTCTCCTTGATATAAAATATGGGAAGCTCCTGCTCTTAAAGTTACTGTATAGCTAGAAGTTGTAGTTTGTATTGCTAATTCAATAGTGACTGAAGGGTCTAGGTTCGTAACTCTTACATATTTAGTTCGGTCTACATCAATAGCTCCTGGACTTGTAGAAGGTAATGCTGCAAATGTTGCAAGAACTGTTGTTGTTGTAGTACTACCTGTAATAGTTAGTATTCTTTCAAATACATCATTTATACCTGTTGTGGTTACTGATAGTGTAGAACCTCTAAGACTGTTATTTATTAAAAGTGTCTCACTAAGTGTTGTTGTTAAATCTGCCATTTTTTTATATATGTATTGTTATTTTAAATTTCTTCCATCCTATGTTTATTGTTACCCATCCTATCTTCCATTTCATTAATACCCTGCACCTTCATTTGTAACTGGTATATTACAAGTTTGGAAATCATTTTGTACTAATATTCCAATATTAAAAACATAACCGCAGCATAAATTATCAAATCTTTCTTGGAATGGTTCTATTGTAAATTGGTCTTGTGTAAAATAGATAGGTAAATTAATATCATTAACACCAGCTATTGATTGTCTTTCACTATGTCTTAGCATACCAATGAAGTCAGTTACTATTTGTAATGTTTCGTTGAATACATCTTGCTCATTGCTTAGTGTTTTATATAACTTAGGAAAATCAGCAGCTGTATTGTTTACTGTCCAATTAGCTCTTTCAGTTACCATATCCATTATGAATATTTGGAAGTTGTAAGTAAGCTGACTATCACCAGTTGTAACGCTTGTAGGATTAATATGCAGTAATGGGAATTTAGTTTCCTTTTCCAAATCAATTGAAAAAATATCTCCTACTGAAGTTGTTTTAATTTGCTGATGATATTCGCCCAATCGTAATAGAGAATTTACTACGTTATTATAAGTTTTATTTTTAACCATTTCTATTTACTTTATTTTGTGAGTTTAAATCTGTTTCATAGCTTAACCACGTTAAACACTCCAATAATTTAATCTTTGTTATCTTTTCTAAATTAACAATTTCAGCTCCACACAATCTGTGCATTACCCCAAACCACGACCATCTACTGGCAAAATCTTCACCAGCTATAGCTTTATCATTTCCTTCTGCTTCTGAATCAAATATAATGGCAAAATCTGACAAAATAGTTTCCCTAAATGATAAAAAAAAACCATTGCACTTTGTACTTGTTCTGCTGACATTTTTTTCATTTCTTCTGCTCTCATCCTTATATTACCATCATATGGTTCTATTATATAAATTTTGTTTTTCTTTTCTTTTATCGGTCTATATAGAATTGAGCAAAATTCTGGCAATTGTTTTTCTATTCCGTTTTTTAATATAACTTCTAAATCGGCAAATTCTCCGAGAGTTATGGAATCGAGGTCTGGATGAAATCCGTATTCAATACCATTAATCTCTATTATCCTTTTAAGCTTAGTATCTTGTTTAGCTTGAAGCTCAGAAATCCAATTCATCATTACTGCTACATCTGATAATGAAAGTTCTTTTATTAACTTCTTTGGAATATCAGATAATTCTTTTATTGTTTTAGCAGCATCTTCAGAATTTATATCCGAATCAAATGTCATTAATTTTAACCAAGATTCTAATGTAACATCTTTCCAACTTTTAATTAAATTGAACGATTCTGTTTTCCCTTCTTTTTTAATTTTAACTTTCATACACTATATAATAGAAATTTGTTGATTTTAGTTTAACGATTTTTTTTACTGCACAAAATACCTTCCAAAGTTACTATCTATCTCATAAAACATTCTCATAGCTAAAGCATCAGCATAATCAGGAGAACGTCCTAAAATAGACTTTACTGTATCTTTTGGTATTATTTGTAGTTTGTTATCTTTATCTGCATCTTTGGTTCTAACTTGTTCTAGCTCCTCTGTTATGTAATTCTTAACATTTACATCTGAACAACTTACTCCTATCTGTCCTTTGTTTATTTGGTCTGCTAATTTGTAATAGCATTGAGTTTTTAGGTTCTGATAGTTTTCTCCTTTTATCGGTCTAGCATTATTTGTGAATCCTTGACATCTTAAGTAATCCTTTACCCCACCACCGACACCATCTTCATCTACTATGATATTCCTAAGATTAACACTATTCTCTTGTTGTAGTTTCTTAATCTCGTCCACAACCTCATTTACAGCCGATTTGAGGATAGTTCTTATATATCTAATGTGTAACCCTTGCCAAAGCATAATAACCGTCTTATCGCTTCCAAAACGTGCTACATCACAAGTTATGTATTTATCACCTTCTATTCCTTTCTGACTGAACATACTCATTATAGAGTTGTAGTCTATCAAGCTATCAGCAGTAGCATCATATTCCCAATTACCAAATAAAAGTCTTTGCTTACTTAGTTCGTCTAATTGAGATAGCTGAGTTTCGTAATGCTTAGAGATATAGTTATTGTCTATCACTAAAGACTGTATAAACTTTCTGTAGTGTTTTATTGTATTGTCTTGTGCAGGTCTGTAATACTCAGAATATACCCAGTTCTTAGCAGGGTTGCAAGTCATAAGCATCTTAGGTATTAATCCATTCTCGTCAAGCTTGTATCTAAGTCTTGAAGCTACTACGTTCTTAGCTTTTTCAGTTATCTGATTTGCTTCATCAATAAAAGCTCCTGTTATTTCTAATGAACCTAAACTATCAAAGTTTCTGTCGGATGGGTATAAGAACAAGTCCTTAAGGATTATCTCAGAGCCATTGTAAAAGGTTATAACATTACTAGAACCATTAAACGTGTAGTCCTTAATAGCTTTTAAGTTCCACTCGGTGCATACTTCAAAGAATGTATTTAATGTCGTCTTTTTTAAAGCATCTAACTTTGACCTTCCCATCAAGTATCTTGTCTTTGGATATTGAAGGCACATAGTAATTAAGTAACTACAACCAACCCAAGACTTACCACCTCCTGCTGCCCCTCCAAATAAAACCTCTTTAGTCTTATCATCAAATAGATACTTTAAGCACTCCTTCTGCTTAGGGGTAAATTGTGGATTGATTTCTAATAGTTCAGGTTTAATCACCAAGATTAATATTTATTTTGATACGTTCATCACCTGAAGTCAGGTCTATTTCTTGCTTTTCATTATACCCTCGTTTACGTCCTCTAGTTCTTAAAAAGAAAGTAGTAGCAGTTGTGTTACCTTCCTTTATTTGTTTCTTAAGACTTGTTTCTGCAAAGTCAATAAATTTACTATCAATATCATCTACAGCTTTCTTATATTCTTCATCACTTTGCATCCAAGCATAGTGTCTACTTCTTGTAATGTCTGCTTTTTCACAAGCTTCAGTTACTATACCTAATGACATCTCTAGTGCAGCTAGTAGCTTCTTTTTACCCTCCTGTGTCCTCTTTTGTTCTGTTTCCATATTATATAATAGAAATTATTGGTATTCATTTGGTAGCATTAGTCTGATACCTAAGTCAGTCATTGCCCACATTCTTATTTGGTCTGCATATATCTCAAAGGCTTTGCTATCCATTCTAGCTGTACTCTTAACTGTTTGTATTGCTACTGTTCTATCGTTTAATTCTATACTATTCCATTCACTTGAGAACTTTAATTTTAAGAGGTCGTGAATTTCGTCAGGGTAGTAGCCTAGTTCATTAGATAGTGTCTGTACTATACAACTCCAATAATAGTTATTCTGCATATTGCTTCTTGTGTTTCTTTGTTTCTTTACATCTACTAAATAGTCATTCCCTAATTCCTTTAAATAGTTTATTAGGGTTTGCTTATCTTTATCACACTTTATCACGAACTTCATTAGTCAAAGGATTCATTAATACCCCTTTCGCCTACTAGCTTTTCTTTTGCTCCAGCCCATAGCTTATCTCTGTTCTTACTTAGGCTAGGCTCTGTTCTTTGTAGTGTAGGTATTCCTTCAGTTGGTTCACTATCCATATAAAGACCACATTCACATTCAGCTTCTTTTGCTACCCATTTTTTTTCTCTATAGACTATTGTAGCTTTAGATAGTTCTTTAGTATTTCCACATTCGCAAGTGTATAATGTCATATTAAAATAATTCTTCTTGGTTAACATCTTCCTTTCGTACAATACCTAGCATAGTTTCAAAAATAGTTTTCCCTACTTCAAAGTCAACAAGGTTTCTTATTATCTTAGTTTTAGATTGTTTACCTTTATAAGAAAATAA